AGTTAATGAGAAAGAGAGAATCAATGATAGAACAATATGAAAATGAAATTAAAAAGTTAGAAAAGTATTTAACTACTTTTTATGGTAACACTTCATCAGTAAAGATGAAAAAGTATGCAATTGAAAAAAAGATTGCAGTATATAAAGATATTGTTAAAGAAATGAAGTTAATACTAGCTATATAAAAAAGACTTGACTTTGTTATGAAAACATGGTACATTATAAGAGAATTAAGAATCAGTCATAAAGGAGAGAAAATATGGCACATATGGTAGAAACAATGGCATACGCTGGTGAGTTGCCTTGGCATGGTCTTGGAGTGAAGGTCATTGACGATTTGTCACCAGAACAAATGATGCAAAAAGCAGGAGTTGATTGGTCTGTAGAAAAACAAGACTTGGTTACTTCTGGTGGTTCAACTGTAAAATCCAAACAAGCACTTGTACGGTCATCTGACGGTTCAGTTCTTGATGTAGTTGGTAAAGGTTGGAATCCAGTTCAGAACGCTGATGCCTTCAATTTCTTTGAAGAGTATGTTCGTGCTGGTGAAATGCAGATGCACACTGCTGGTTCACTGAATGATGGTAAGATGGTCTGGGCTCTTGCAAAGACTAACGAATCATTTGAACTTTTTAATGGTGACGTAACAGAGAATTATTTTCTATTCTCTAATCCACATGAGTTTGGAAAAGCGATTGATATTCGTATGACACCAATTCGTGTAGTTTGCAATAACACATTGACACTATCTCTTAATCAAGATAGTAATGCAATGTTAAAAGTCAATCACAGAAAAGAGTTTGACGTTGCAGAAGTTAAAGAACAAATGGGTATCGCAAAAGAAAAAATGGAACAGTATAAGTCAATGGCTGAGTTCCTTGGTTCAAAACGATACACTTCTGAGAATATCGTTCAGTACTTCAATGAAGTATTCGGTTCGCCTGCAAAGGAAAAAGTAGACGGTGTAACACCATTTACCTCTAACAATGCAAAAAATGCTATGGAGTATTTGGATACACAGCCTGGTGCAAACTTTGCTCAAGGTTCATTCTGGAACGCTTTTAATACTGTCACTTACATGACAGACCATATTCAAGGTCGTTCTAATGATGGTCGAATGACTAGTTCATGGTACGGTAGAAACCGTAGGGTCAAGTTAAAAGCACTTGACAAGGCACTTGAGTACGCTGAAGTTGCCTAAAAAAAGTTTTGTGTGGGGGTTGATTTTTGAAAATTAATCCCCATATAAATAGTAGTGATAGTTCAGTACTAAGCCTTCGTAGCCTTTATTGGACAGCATTGGTAAGACAATGTAGAATTTATCTGGAGTGGCTTCCAGACTATCATTATGCATATGCCATTATGGGTATGCAAATATTAATCTTGCTTATTAAGGAGATATAAAATGACAAATCTAAGCAATTTAAGAAACGCTCTTCAAGCGTTTGACTATAATACCTTTACACCATACGCCGTGGGCTTTGATAGACAATTTGATAGATTGTTTGACTACGCAACTCACCAAATGGAAAGTACTGGTTATCCACCTTATAACATTCAAAAGACAGAAGATTTCAAATTTGAAATTGAAATGGCGCTTGCTGGTTTCGATAAGAAAGATATTGAAATTGAAGTCGCAGAAGGTGTTCTTACTGTAAAATCAGTTAAGGATAAAGATAAAGGTGCAACTGATGAGTTTACTCTTTATAAAGGTATCTCGCAAAGAAACTTCAATAGAAAGTTTACACTTGCAGATGATATCGTTGTAAATGATGCAAAACTTGAAAATGGTATGTTGACTATTCTATTGGAAAGAATCGTACCAGAAGCAAAAAAACCAAAAATGATTGCTATTAAGTAATCAAAAAAATTAAGGGGAGACTTGACATCTCCCCTTTCTTATGTTATAGTGTCTATATTATTATGGAGTTAATGTGAAAATATTTAAAAAACAAACCGAGCCTGTCGTTACAGAAAATTTAATTGATTACAAATATTCTGAAGATAGGACTCTGAAAGAACTTGCTGAGTATATTGATGCAACATATAATCAGCATTATTCCCAAAACAAATTTCAAGCAACTGAATTTATTCTTGACTCTGGTCATGGAACTGGATTTACTATCGGTAATATCCTAAAATATGCACAGCGTTACGGTAAAAAAGGTAGTAGAGAAGATGCAAGAAAAGACTTGCTTAAAGTAATACACTATGGTATAATCGCATTACATAATCACGATAAGGAGAAAATCTAATATGAAACTTAGTAATGATACAAGAGATGTGTTGAAGAATTATTCGACAATCAATGCAAATCTCTTAGTGAGTTCTGGTAACAAGATTGCAACTATGTCACAAATGAAAAATATTGTGTCACTTGCAACACTACCAGACACTTTTGAAAATGAATTCGCAATCTACGATTTGAACGAGTTCTTGTCTGCAATGTCACTATTTGAAGACCCAGATTTGACTTTTGGAGATAGTAGTGTAAATATATCACAAGGTGGTCAATCACTTAATTATTTTTATAGTGACCCAACTGTGGTAACTACACCAAAATCTGATATTGGTATGCCTGAACCAGATGCAACATTTGTTTTTAAACAAAGCGTATTTAATCAAATACTGAAGGCCTCTTCAGTTCTTGGTGTTCCAGACATGGTATTAGATGTAAATGATAATGGTAAAATGAACCTTAGAGTTTCCGATAGGAAGAACGATACTTCAAACAGTTTTAGTGTTGAGGTTGGAGAAGATTTGCCTGGCACACCTAATCAAAAATTCTACTTCAAAGTAGAAAACCTAAAGTTACTATCTGGTGACTATGAGGTAAAGGTATCGTCAAAAGGTATTTCAAACTTCAAGAATCTTAACAAGGATATTGAATACTTTATTGCACTAGAAGCTGCTTGAGGATAAAACTTTATGAATGAAATATTATGGGTAGAGAAGTATCGTCCACAAACTATTACGGATGCAATACTTCCATTTGAGTTGAAACAAACATTTCAACAATTTGTAGACAATCAAAATTGTCCTAACTTACTACTATCTGGTTCTGCTGGTTGTGGTAAGACTACAGTTGCAAAAGCAATGTTAGAGGAACTTGGTTGTACCTACATGATGATTAACGGTTCTGAAGAATCTGGTATTGATGTACTACGAAACAAAATTAAGAACTTTGCATCTACTGTCTCTATGGATGGTAAACGTAAATATGTTATTCTTGATGAGGCAGATTATTTAAATCCACAATCTACACAGCCTGCATTGCGTGGGTTTATAGAAGAGTTTAGTAAAAACTGTGGATTTATTCTTACTTGTAACTTCAAGAATCGTATCATTGAACCACTTCATAGTCGTTGTTCAAGTATTGAGTTTCGTATTCCTAATGAAGAGAAACCACAACTTGCAATGGACTTTATGAATAGGTGTGAAGTAATCCTAAATAATGAACAGATATATTACGATAAAAAAGTAGTTGCATCATTGATTCAAAAGTTCTTCCCAGATTGGAGAAGGGTTCTGAATGAGTTGCAACGATACAGTGCAAGTGGGAAAATTGATGCTGGAATACTGGTTAACTTATCTGAAGACTCAATCAAAGAACTTCTTACATTTCTTAAAAGTAAAGAGTTTACCAATGTTCGTAGATGGATTGTCAACAATCTTGATAATGACCCAAGCCGTATTTATCGTAGGATTTACGATTCCCTTTATGATAGTTTGGTGCCTTCTACTATCCCCCATGCTGTTGTTATACTTGCTGACTATTCTTACAAATCGGCTTTCGTTGCCGACCAAGAAATCAATCTTCTAGCGTGTATGACAGAACTAATGTCTCAAGTGAAGTTTAAGTAATGGCTTATGAACTTAAAGAATACTTAAACTCAATCAACAAGACTAAAGAAAACTTGATGGATGGTGATGACCCTCTTTATGAAAAGAAGTATTCATCATTCATCATGAACAAATGTCTTGCACCATTTAATGACACTATCATGTTAGTAAATGAAATGAATTTCCACCATCACCTAGATAGT